ATGGTCTCGTTCAGTGCGGGGCAAGATGCCGCGCGCCTGCTGCTTGAAGGATCACAGCGTTTCACCTGCCTTGCTGGCGGCACACGTTCTGGAAAAACATTTCTCATCGTCCGCGCGATCGTCGCAAGGGCGATCAAAGCCAAACATTCGCGCCATGCGATCTTGCGGTTTCATGCCAATGCGGCGCGCGCGTCTATCACGCTCGATACGCTGCCTAATGTGATGCGGCTTTGCTTTCCAAAAGTAAAATTGAAAGAGCATCGCCAAGACGGATATTTTGAGCTGCCGAATGGGGCTCGCATTTGGATCGGCGGCCTCGACGATAAAGAACGCGTCGAGAAGATCCTGGGCCTTGAATATGTCACGGTGTTTTTGAACGAGGCCTCGCAGATTCCTTATGCGTCGGCGCTGATCGCTTTCACGCGGTTGGCTCAGGTCGTGCCCAATCTACATCAATGCGGCTTTGTGGATTTGAATCCGGTCGGCAAGACGCATTGGACGAACCTGCTCTTCGGCGAGAAACGCGAGCCTGTTTCTCATCGGCCTTTGAGCGATCCTGAAAACTACAAGCGCGCCTTTTTGAACCCGCCGGACAATGCCGCCCATCTCTCGAAGGGATTTCTGGCAAGCCTCGCCAACCTGCCGGAGAAACAGCGTAAGCGTTTCTATGAAGGCATCTATGTTGATGATGTCGACGCGGCGCTTTGGACCTATGAAATCATCGATGCCGCGCGCTGCGCGCTGGAGAATATCCCGGAAGAAGATCGCGCCGCTGTGGTCGTCGCGCTGGATCCTTCGGGTGCCGCGGGCCGTGACGATCTCGGCGCCGATGAAATCGGCATTGTTGTCGCGGCGCGCGGGCAAAATGGCGAGTGCTATATTTTGGCCGATCGCTCATGCCGCGAAGCGCCTGCGGCCTGGGGCCGCCGCGCTGTCGTCGCCTATCATGAATTCAAAGCCGATTGCATTGTGGCTGAATCGAATTTCGGCGGCGAGATGGTGCGCGCGACGATCCACGCGGCGGACCCGAATGTGCCGGTTCATCTTGTCACGGCAAGCCGCGGCAAGGCCGTGCGCGCGGAGCCGATCTCGGTGCGCTATGCGCAAGGCCAGGTGCATCACGCTGGCCGCTTTGAAAAACTCGAGGATCAGCTCTGCGCGTTCTCGGCCGCAGGGTATGGCGGCACGGGCAGCCCCGATCACGCCGATGCCGCGATCTGGGCTTTGACGCATTTGTTCGGGCAAGACGAAGGCACAGCCATCATCGAATTCTACAGGCGCGTAGCGCAGGAGCAGGGGCACTCATGACGTAACACGCGTCACGGTGTCTTTGGCCACTTTCTTTTTAACGTCTTCTCGGAATCGTGAATGCGATTACTTGCCTCTTTTGGAGCGCGGGAGCGATGCCGCACGCTCGTCGCTCAGGATGGCGCCGTCTGGATATGGCCCGGTATTCACCTCACGCTCCAGCGCGGTGGTGAGATTGTGCCCGTCGTAGGCGAGACGATCCGCTTCTGGGTCACGCGGCTTCATGGACCGGAGGCGCTTTATAAAGACCTGCTTTCAGGGGTTTCACGCGCAGCCTGGTGCCTGACGACCGATAACGAAGCTAAGGCGCAACATGCGCTCGACGGGATTGGCCTCATTACCTTGTCACACGTTGGCGCGGCCTTGATGAAGGCCGTTTCGCGCGAACTCGGCGTCGCGGCTTTGAATCTGCCGGTCCGTGACGGGCCGCGGACATGGAACGCGCAAGACATTGCGCAGCATTTGCCCATCTTCGAAGACAGTGTAGGTGCCTCTCGCATCTTGGCGAAGGGCGTGGTCCTGTCTTCGATGGGGCCAAACATCCACGCTGGCCTTCGGGTGCGCCATATAGCCAGGGCGGGCAATTCGCACCGGCCGATGAAGCGGGTGCTCCGGTCATTCCGGTTACCTCTCGCGGGATCGGTGACAATGGCGGGCCGCCTCTGGAAGACCCGCCAGAGATTCCGAAGGACGAACCGCCACCGCATGAGCGAGTCAATATAGTCAAAGCCATAGCTCAATGGTTGGCTGCGGCCACAGCGGCTGGAGCTTATGATCTTATCGATAGGCTCACTTCCAATTTTCAAACGGCCTACTGGATCGCGCAGGAGGGAACTAAGTATTTAGCGGAGATCCGGGCCTACCAAGATCCGCCCATGACACTGGATGAACTTGCTTATGGCCCGGCTGACCGGACGGGCTATCAACTTCATCATATTGTCGAACAAACGCCCGCGGAGCAGGATGGATTTCCGCGCTCGCAAATCGATGGGGATGAAAATCTCGTCTATGTCCCGACATTGAAACATCGTGAAATTTCTGCATGGTATCAAAAACAAAATCCCAACTATGGTGGTCTATCGCCAAGAGACTATCTTCGCGGTAAAAATTGGAAAGACCGACGCAATGTTGGAATTGATGCTCTTATCGAGTTTAAGGTTCTCAGGCCATGAAACAAAAATTCAGAGGTAAGACCACGGAAGATCTGATCAAAGATTGAAAATTGTGTTAAGCAATATGAAGCAGATTTGAGTGATGAGATTTCCAGATATAATGATCTGTATGATGAGATGGTCACCATAATTGATGAATTAAGACGTCAAAAGCCGGATGCGCGTATTGCTTTGCGAAAGCTCTATGAGCATCCGAATATACAAGTCCGACTACAAGCCGCTAGATTGACACTTGGCGTTTTGCCGGCAGAAGCACGTCGCGTGATCGAATCGATCAGCCAATCGGCTTGGATGCCTCAAGCGGCCGATGCAGGAATGACTCTTCGCGCATTGGACGACGGTATTTTCAAGCCGACGTAAGTAAGTTCACCGAATTCGAATTACAGAATAGTGCGGCTCGTACACGCTGTGTCATCGCGTAGATTTTCCATTGCATCACTCCGCGCGGCTCGATGCTTATAACGCAGCTGATCATTGTATTCGCTTTCCCACTTATAGTGAAAGACATCATTCATGACCGACCGTGCTGGCGGGCAGAGAAGCTGGACGCTTTCTCCGACCGATCTTTATGTGAGCTATGGATCGTCGGGACAGGGCGCCGATTGGTTCGGGCCGCTCGAACCGATGAAACCTTTGGCGCCGCCGGAGGTCGCGGGCCGTCAATGGGATTATCCCGCTGGCTATAACCTGACGACGGTCTCGCGTCCCTACGAGCCCGTCTCGTTCAACATGCTGCGCGGCCTCGCCGATAGCTACGACCTTCTCCGCCTTGTGATCGAGACACGCAAGGATCAAGTCGGGCGGCTCACTTGGACGATCAGGAAACGCGATAAGCGAGCCTATCAAAACCTCGATGCGGATCGTATCGCAGGCCTCACATGCTTCTTCCGGCGTCCGGATGGGCAGCATGGATTTACCGATTGGCTGCGGCTGATCCTGGAAGATCTCTTCGTGATCGATGCGCCCGCGCTTTATATGCGGCGCGATCGTGGCGGACAGCTGAAGGCGCTGTTGCCGCTCGATGGCGCCACGATCAAACCTGTCATCGACGATTGGGGCCGCGCGCCGCAACCTTATAAGGATGGCAGCCAGGTCATCTATCCCGTTGCCTATCAGCAGATTTTGAAAGGCTATCCCGCTGTCGATTATACGACCACGGATCTTATCTACAGGCCACGCAATATCAGGACCAATCGCGTCTATGGCTTTGGCCCAGTCGAGCAGATCATCACCACAGTCAACATCGCACTGCGGCGGCAGATTTTTCTGCTCGATTATTTCACCGAAGGAAATATTCCAGATAGCCTGATCGGTGTGCCGGAGACTTGGACGCCGGATCAGATCGCGACCTATCAGAAATATTGGGACGCCTATTTCGATGGCGATCTTGGCCGCCGCCGCAAAGCCAAATTCGTGCCGGGCGGCGTTGCCAAAACATTTCTGCAAACCAAAGAGCCCTCGCTCACCGGGCCATTCGACGAATGGCTCGCACGGGTGATCTGTTTTGCCTTTTCGATCTCGCCACAAGGCCTCGTGCAGCAGAACAATCGCGCCACGGCGGAAACGCAAAAAGAACTCGCCGAGGAAGAAGGCCTGTTGCCGGTGCTGGGCTGGGTGAAGTGTCTCATCGACGATGTGCTGACCACTGAGTTCGATGCGCCCGATCTCGAATTTGCCTGGCAGTCCGACCCGGAACTCGACCCGGCTGTGCAGGAAACGATCCTGACCGGCTATACGGCCAATGGCATTTTGACGATCAACGAGGCCCGCGCGATCCTCGGCCATGCGCCTCTGACGGAGCCTGCCGCCGACACGCCGATGGCGCTGACGGGGAATGGGTATGTGGCATTGCCGCCAACGGTAAATAATAGTGCTTCCAAGACTATTTTTGATTCCACTTCTTATGCACGAAAAGAAAATCGGATAGATCTAGATTTCATAAAGTTTCAAAAAGTAGGCGATTGGGATGAGGGTCAGCATCCGAGATGGCCGGCAGGATCGAGCAATCATCAGGGTGGTCAGTTTCAAGCAGTTGGCGATGGACAGAACCTAGCGGGACAAATCGCTCTCGTTGATGATTGCGAAGAAGAATGGAACATGGCCCGCCAAAGGTGTGCGGATTTATTAGATTTGCATAAATTCCATCCAGATCGCGTTTTTCTAGGAGGTCATAAAACCATTGATGGCTGTGCCAGGGGATTCGTTAGCGAAAGATGTGGGGGAAATAAAGTTTGATGAGAGACAAAGATGATTGATATCGATCGGCTTCAGGGACTCATGCGTAAAGATGACTGGAGTTCAGTCTATACAATGCTCGATGCTGCTCGCCAGCAAGCGGTGACAGATGACGAAATCAAACGTGAGGTCTATTGGCGCATGGTAGCACTTGAAAACCAGCATCGTTATGAAGAGGCTATTGCTTTCTTGCAAAGCAACTCACGCCATTTCAATAGCCAATGTCTTGTGCATCAAAATTTAGCGTGTTTTCTCTTAAAGCTTGGACGAAATAAAGACGCTTTAGACGAGCTGAGTAAGGCACCCTTCGAAGAGGAAATGGAAGATTTCTACGGTTTGGCGATTGATGCAAAATTTTTCTATTTCTACCTTCTTGCGAAGAGCGGTGACAAATCCGTTTCCAATCGTTTGCCGGAAATTCCGGACGATTATCGGCACATAACCATGGACGGAAAGTTTCTGACCAAACCAGATATCGTAGCCGTGCTCGAGCGCTAAGGAGCGCCACTATAATTATTAGCTTTTACCGCCAAGCACCTCTGCTCTGGCGGTTTTTCTTTGCCTTGAATCCCAAAAACAGGAGTCATCATGCCTCACCTGAGCATGTTCATACCCATCACCAAGGTCGATGCGACGCAGCGGCTTGTCTATGGTCTTGCGACCGCCGAGATCGTCGATCGCAGCGGCGAGATCTGCGACTATGACTCGACCAAACCTTATTATGAAGACTGGTCGAACGGCATCGCGCAGTCCACCGGGGGTAAATCGCTCGGCAATCTGCGCGCCATGCATGGCACAGTGGCCGCGGGCAAGGTGACGGCGCTCACCTTCAACGACGACGATAAGCAGATCGAGATTTGCGCCAAGGTCGTCGATGACGAGGAGTGGCGCAAGGTGCGGGAAGGCGTCTACACCGGCTTTTCGCAAGGCGGCACCTACATCCGGCGCTGGACAGATGAGGATGGGCTGACACGCTACACAGCGGCTCCATACGAAATCTCTCTGGTCGATTTGCCATGTCTGCCGCAGGCCAGGTTCGAGATGATCAAGCAGGACGGCACGCTGGAATGGCGAGGCTTTGCGAAGCGCGCAGCACGGCGGTCACAGCCTGAGACTACAAAGCTTGGGGCTCGCAATAGCGAAGCCGATCTCGCGCGAATCCAGGCCATGCATGATACATCGGTGGAGCTTGGCGCATCATGCGGTGCCGATCCCATGAAGATGAACCATGCAGGGCATGATGCGTTCGAAAAGAGATTCGATGCTTTGTCCGCTATGCTGGCCGATGTTTTGGCACGGGTAAAGACAATCGAAGAGCAGCCTATGCCGCTTCCGCTCTCGGGGCGTACCCGCGCGGTCTCAAAAAACGAAGATGGGGATTTCGGCACGGGCGAAAACGATTTCACCGAAAAGCTGCTCGCCGATCCGCAGGCTTTGTCGCTCTTGGCGATCAAGCTCGCACAACGCCGAGGACAAGTCCGTTAGAGTAGACTCAGCAAGTCGTCTTTGCGAGGAGCGGAGCGACGAAGCAATCCAGAGTTGTTATCTGTTGTCCTGGATCGCTTCGCTTCGCTCGTAATGACGATGCTCGAATCGTAAGCCCTGAATCAAACCTTTATCCAAAAGCCCGCGGCTGAACATGCGTTCAGCCGCTTTTTTTATGCCTGAAAACGCCTATCGCAGGAGCCATATATTATGATCAATAAAACATCCGACGACGTCATCGACCGGCTGAAAACCGCCCAGCAAAAGCCGCTCGGCGATCCGCGTTTCAGAGGTCTGCTCGCAGTTGAGAAGAGCACCTTTACGGAAGCCTCGAGCGCGACGTCGGGCCTTACATTCTACGATCTCGATCTGGGCGCGAAATTTCTCTATCCCGTGCTAACGCCTTTACGCAACATGATCCCGCGCGTGTCCGGGAAGGGCGGTATCCAGGCGGCTTGGCGCGCCATCACGGCGATCAATACATCGAATATGCGCTTTGGGGTCTCTTCGGCCAATCGCGGCGGTGTGCTCGCGGTCGCGACGCAGGATTATACCGCGACCTACAAAGGGATAGGTGTCGAGACAAGCGTCGATTTTGAGGCGCAATACGCGGGCCAGGGATTCGACGACATAAGGGCGATCGGTGCCAAGACGGGACTTGAGGCCCTGATGCTCGGCGAAGAAGCGATGATCCTTGGCGGCGACACATCGGTGACGCTAGGCACCACGCCGACGCCGACCTTGAGCGATGCCGGCACCGGCGGCACGCTGACAGCGAACACGGCCTATAGCGTGATCTGTGTGGCCTTGACCCTCGACGGGATCATGAATGCCAACCTGACAAATGGTATTCAGGGTCAGATTACGCGCACCAACGCGGATAGCTCGTCGGATACGTTCGGCGGCGGCTCTGCACGAAAATCGACGAATGCGGTCGTCACGACAGCCAATGACGGTAATGCGACGCATAGCGTCAAGGCGAGTGTCGCTATCGTCCCAGGTGCCTTGGGCTATGCCTGGTTCTGGGGCGCGGCTGGCTCTGAAGTTTTGGGTGCGATTACGACGATCAATTCGCTCGTCATTACGGCAGCTGCGAGCGGAACGCAGACCGCGGCATCGCTTGGCACGTCCGATAATTCGCAGAATGCGCTGGCATTCGACGGCTTGATCTATCAAGCGATCAAACCAGGTTCTGGCGCGACCATTTACACGATGGCATCCGGAAGCGCTGGAACAGGGACGCCGCTGACGTCCGATTCAGCGGGCGGCATCGTCGAAATCGATGCCGTCTTGAAAACGATATGGGACACCTATCGTTTGTCGCCCGATACCATTTGGGTGAGTTCGCAGGAGGCGCTCAACATTTCAAGGAAAATCCTCGCGGGTTCGACAACATCTTCGCAGCGGTTCGTGTTTGAAACGCCTCAAGATCTTGTCGGGGGTGGCATCATGGTGCGCACCTATTTGAACCGTTTCTCGATGCAAGGCGGCAGCGCTCTCGACATTAAAGTGCATCCGAATATGCCGGCGGGCACATTGCTGATGACGACGAAGATGTTGCCATATCCATTGGCCGGTGTCGGTAATCTCATGCAGATCCGGACGCGGCAGGATTACTATCAGATTGAATGGCCGCTACGCTCACGTCGCTATGAATATGGCATCTACGCGGACGAAGTTCTGCAGAATTATTTCCCGCCTTCGCTCGCGATGATCACCAACATCGGCAACGGCTGATCGTAGCGAAGGAAAGATGCCTATGAAACTTCGTAGCCCCTTTGGCTGTGGCGCGGCCTCGCATGCTGGCTCTTCACTCGAAATCGATGCGGACGGATATGTCGATGTCGATGACGATGTCGCGACTGTTTTGCTGGTTCACGGTTTCGAACCCGCATCAAAGGTCATCGACGACGCAGCGCGGCGAGAGAGATCGGACGACGGCATCGATCAACTGAAACGCGGCGATTTATTCGCACTTCTTAAAGCCAATGGCATGAGCGTTTCGCTTCCTATCACAAATGATGAGCTGCGAAGGCTGGCTCGTCAAATCGGCGTGGCATGCGCGAATAGCCCGCTATTGGATGTTACGGTGAAAGGATCATAGGTCTTGGCATCTTCGTTCGATCTTGTGTCATTGGCCGATCTGAAAGCTTGGCTGGAAGTCGAAGGGACAGGAGATGACACGCTTCTGTCCCTTCTCATTTCGCAGGTGAGTCGGGCCATCCTGACCTATCTCGATCGGTCGTCGCTTCTTCCCACGACCTATACAGATGTGATCGATGGCGGCAACGACACGTCGGTGACGCTGCGCTATTGGCCGGTCAACGCGATTGCATCCTGCGTTATCGATGGCGTGGCGATTTCCGCCGCGCCTTCTTTCATCGCGGGGGCACCGGCGCAAAGCGGCTATGTGCTTGACATAGCCGATGCCATACCGCCTGGCCGTATGCAGCGCCTATCGATGCGTTACGGGTTGTTTCGCTCCGGCCTGCAAAACGTCGTCATCTCTTATTTCGCGGGATATCAAGTCAGCAACGAAGCCGCTGTCGTTCCCGCCGCTGCTCCTTTTACGATCGCTGTTCAGGCGCCTTATGGCGCTTTTGGCAGCGATTGCGGCGTCACCTACGCGAATGGACTGCCACTTGTACCTGTGAGTCAAAACCCTGCTCTCGGCCAATATGGGGTCTCGTCCGGGCTCTACACATTCGCGTCCGCCGATGCAGGTGCCACTGTCAATCTCACCTATGGTTACATCCCTTATGATTTGGCCTTAGCCGCCAAAGAATGGGCTGGAGAACGCTACGCATCTCATACGCGTATCGGGCAAGCTTCAAAGTCGCTCGGAGGGCAGGAAACGGTCAGTTTCATCGTTAAGGATATTCCCGATTTCGTCGCTCGCCTTCTGCAGCCCTATCGCCGCGTGGTCATGCCATGATCGATATGGATGTCCTCCAATCGATGATTGCCGGGCGTGTTTCGGATTTGGCGCTCCAGTTGGAATCGCGTGTCAAAGACAATCTGTCGGGTGCTATCTTACAACAAGGCTCAGGCCGTCTGCTTGCATCCATAGTCTCTGGCACGACGGATAATGGAGCAGATTTTCAAGGTTTTGTTGCAAGCGAAGGCGTGCCTTATGCCGCCATTCAGGAATATGGTGGAAAGACCGCCGCGCATGACATTGTCGCCGTTAAGGCAAAAGCCTTGGCATTTATGGGAGCGCGCGGCCAAGTTTTCGCGAAATCCGTTCATCATCCCGGCTCGTTGATTCCGGCCCACGCTTATCTCGGTCGCGCGCTCGCAGATATGCACGATGCGATTGAAACGGATTTGAAACAATCTGTTCTCGAGATCCTGGCCCAAGCCTGACCTTACAAGACTGAACCTATCGGAACATTCATGTCCATGTCGTCACGCGAAGATGCTCTTGAAGCGCTCGCTAGCCTGCTTGCGTCTGCCTATGACTGGACGACGGGTCCTTCGCGCCGATTGAAGCTTTGGACGGATGTTTCGGTGGCCAATAGGCCGGCCTGTTTCATCTTCGAAGGGGGGTTCGAAACCTATTCTTGGACAGAAGGCGCGATATCAATGCGGCGGGTTTCGTTGACGATGACGGTGTCGTCTATGCTTCGACAGGCTTGCCGCTAACTAAAGTCGCGTCGGCGCCGACAGCTGGCCAATATTCTGTCGCAGCTGGTATCTATACGTTCAGCTCCGCAGATAGCGGAAAGGCGGTGCTGATCAATTACACATATAATGTGACGAGCACCGGCCAGAAGCTGGCCATAACAAATCCTTTGCTTGGAACAACGCCTACCTTTCAAGCTCTGTTTTATACGACATTTCAAAATCAGGCCGTAACGTTGAAACTCAATAATTGCATTTCGAATAAATTGAGTTTCCAGACTAAGCTCGAAGATTTCGTTATGCCGGAATTCGATTTCTCTTGTTTTGCCGATGCCTCCGGCAATGTGATGACCTGGTCCTTCGCGGAGGCGTCATAATATGCGTCCGCAACCCGAACTTATTCGCCTTGGCGCGCATGAATGGCGCGTTCGGCCGCTGACCTTGGCACAGGTTCAATCGATCGAACCCGTTCTGATCGCGACTCAGGATCAGAAAGGCAATGTGAGAGCGGCAATCTCC